AACAAGTGATGGCGACGGCGGGTACTCCAGCGTTTACCCCAGCCGGTACGACGGTGGCAGTTCAACCTGTTCCGGGTGCAGCGACGGAAGCGATCGACGAAGCCGAGGAATCGCCGGTTGGTGGCGAGTATGCCGGACTATCGCGACAGCAATGGAACCGGAACCGCAAAGCGATTGCCGATGTAGTGGCCGAGTTCCAGGGCGGGACGATCAACCGGAAGCAGGCGGGCGTGATGCTTGGTCTGCTGGGACTCGGTGCCGGTGCGGTGGCCGATCTGCTGGACGACGAAGCCGAAGTGCTGGCCGAAAGCGAAGGATATACCCCGCCGGAAGGCGCTCAGGGGAACGCCAAGAAGGTTCTACGGTGGCGGGATGAGCACGGCGACGCGGTGCAAGGGATGACGCGGGTTGGTTGGACGCGGGCGAACCAGCTAGCGAGCGGCGAGAAGCTGAGCCGGGAGACGGTTGGCCGGATGGCGGCATTCGCACGGCATGCACGAAATGCCGAAGTCGATCCGAAGTACAAGGATGAGCCGTGGCGGGATGCTGGCTACGTTGCGTGGTTGGGCTGGGGTGGCGATACTGGCGTGAATTGGGCGGCGGAAATCGTGGCCCGTGAAAAGCGGGAGGCGATCGTAGCCCGAGAGGCGAAGCTATCCGAGGCATGGAACCAGTACCCTTAAGGATGCGAAATGCCTGACCTACCGGACCGCGAAACCTACGAGCGAGCCGTAACGGGTGCCGTGTTGGACGTGTTCGCGCGGTACTCCGATCGGAACCGGTTCGACGCTGAGCGGTTTGGAAACGACATCGCGGCGGCGGTGGTCGAGCCGTTACGCGAGATCCGGCAACGGGCGATCATCGCGATGCTGATCCTCCTGAGCGACGATTCCCAGGCGGATTCGATCCAGCGATTATTGGCGAGGAACGGCGATCGGTTGGCGGCAGGTGCCGAATCGCAGGCTAGCCGGTTGGGCCGGACGATGGCCGACACGTCCCGCGATTGGTTGCGGGATTCCGAGGACTTCGCCGGGACGCTAAGCGACCGCGTTCTGAGTCGATCGAGAGCGGAGAACGTCGGCATCACGGAGACGACGACCGCTACGAGTGAAGCCGAGGGGATCGGCCAAGACATCCTAGCCGAGATTGGAATCGACGCGTCGGCTAGGTGGTTCACCCAGTTGGATGAGCGGGTCTGCGATCTATGCGGACCCTTGCACGGCACGACTCAAAACAGGTGGCCGGTCGGTCCTCCGCCTGCGCACCCGCGATGCCGGTGCTATCTGGTGTACTCTGTGACACGCATGCCCGCCGGTGCCCGATGACGGGTTTCACGCGAAACGTCTGAAGCGATCCGGACACCTTTCACGCGAAACGTCCGATTCAAAGTGATTGGCCTCTCCGTAAATTGGGCACAACGGAGGGGCAACCTATGGCGAAGCGATGGACTGAGGCAGCATACGGAAGCGGTAAGGTCGACCGAGAGGCTGGCCTGATCCGTGGCGTTAAGGTGCTTGGTCTCCAATCGCGGAACCGTCGAAGCTACCTCCCCGAGGCGACACGTCGGGCCGTTGGTCTCTACGAAGGGGCCCCGGTGTATATCGATCATCCGAATCCGCAATCGACCGGTACGCGATCCTTTCGCGATCGGTGGGCGATCCTGGAGAACGTGCGAGCCGATGATTCGGGGGAACTTTGGGGCGACGTGAAGTACCTCAAGACGCACCCGATGACCGAAACGATTTTGGAATCTGCCGAGCTATTCCCTGACACGTTTGGCCTCTCGCACAACGCGGAAGGCGAAGACGAAATGAGGAACGGGTCGGCGGTTGTGACTGAGATTTCCAAGGTGTACAGCGTCGATTTGGTGGCCGATCCGGCGACAAACAAAGGTCTTTTTGAGGGCGTGCAGACGATGAAAAAGAAGCTGTCGGAAGCGGTCGCGGGGTCGGTGTTGGCGCCGGTCTTTGCGCGGCTGATCGAGAACGAAGGCTACGACGATATGCCGGGTATGGAGATGGAAGTCTCCGACGATACACCCGAGGCTCACCTGGACGCGGCTCTGTCGCTGATGGTGCAGAAGATCATCTCCGACAAGTCGCTTGATATGGCTGGCAAGCTGGAGCAGTTCCGCAAGGTGCTGGAGATGCAGGCCGCTATGGAGACCGTCGTCGAGCCATCGCCCGAGATGGTCGCCGAAATGGAGCAGATGAAGGAAGAGAACGCCAAGATGAAAGAGTCGCTTGCCCGGATCGAATCCGAAGGCAAGTGCCGTGAGTTGCTTGAGTCGCTGGACCGTGACCCGACTCCCGCGAGGATCAAGGCTCTTGTCGCTTGTGCCGATGCGGACCGCAAGAGCATTGCCGAAAGCTGGCCGGCGCGTGGCGAAGTTCACGTTGATCCGTCGAAGCGTCCATCGGCAAGCCCCGGACGCCTGCAGGAAGGGAACATCAGCTACCCCAAGTCGATCGACGAATTCACCCGCGCCGTGCGTGGCTGAGTTCTTTTGTTGGTTGGTTTCGTGAGTGTTTGAAAAGCAAAGGAACTGAGTTATGCCAAAGGGTTTGAATCTGGATGATCGGCTAGAGCAGGCAATCCTGACTCACTCGATCTGTGATGATTTCTACAGCGAAGATACCAACACTTGGACCACGACCGCGACCAATAGCGGCACGTCGACCGTTGGTGATTCCGCCGGTGGTGTTGTGGCACTCGCTCCATCCGATGGAACGGTTGCCGACAACGACGAGGTCTATTTCCACACCAAGGAAGTCTATCTGTTCGCGGCTGGCAAGCCGATCAAAATGACATCCCGCGTGCAGTTCTCGGAAGCGGCTACCAATGCGGCGAACGTCTACGTCGGTCTGGCTTCCGGCGTTGCAGCCGACTTCCTTGTTGACAACGGAGCCGGTCCCGCGACATCGTTCAGCGGTGCGGGATTCTTCAAGGTCGACGGCGGCACCAGATGGAATGTGATGTTCTCGCTGGGATCGACCCAGAACAAGGTGGAACTGACCGCAGGCAACAGCCTCCACGGAGTCGCTCAGGTTGCTGGCGGCGCGAGCTACCAGAAGCTGGAAGTCGAAGTAGTCCCAACGACTTCGGCTCTTTGCGATGTGTTATTCCGAATCGACGATTCGGTTGTCTACGTGATGAAGGATCAGACCTTCACCAGTGCGACCGAAATGAGTGCCGTCTACGCACTCAAGAACGGCAGCGCGAACCAAGAGACGCTGAACGTCGACCTCCATATCAGCGCCCAGAAGCGTTGATTTCCCCGGCTACATTCTGGTGTTAGTTTTTCATTGTTTGAAAGGGTTTGACGATGGCAAGTGTACTTGAGAAGCGGCACCAGAATCTGCGCCGGCTCTTCGAAGCTGCGGTGCGTGACGGTAGCCCGAATCGGTTCTTCGAGGATACCGCCGAGATGTTCAGTGCGGATCGTGGCGGACTCGCCCAGAACTGGAGCGTTCGACGGCTCTTTGAGCAGTTCGTTCCCGGTGGGGTTGAGTACGTCCGCGACTTCTGCGATCCACGGCAGCAGGCTGTCGGCGGATACTTGGAAGCATCGCAGGCGGTTGATACCGCAGCGTTTTCTCAGTTGATGAAGCAGTTGGCCTTCACGATGACTCTGGACGGCTACCAGCGTCCCGAGTTGGTGGGCGATCAGTTGGTGACCGTGATTCCGACCGTATTCAACGGCGAGAAGATCCCAGGCGCTGGCCGTGTTGGCGATGCGGTTGAGATTGTCGGCGAAGGCAATCCATACCCGCAGGCAGCATTCCTGGAAGAATGGGTCGACACGCCTGAGACGATCAAGCGTGGTTTGATTCTGGACATCACGAAGGAGATTCTTTTCTTCGATCAGACCGGCGTCGTTCTTCGACGTGCCCAGCAGTTGGGCGAAGAAGTCGCGGTGAATCGCGAGAAGAGAATCCTGGACGTGGTTTGCGGAATCGCGACCGTGTACCGTCGGAACGGCGGGGCCGCTCAGGCGACCTACGCATCGGACAACACGGTGACCACGAATGCGCTGGCCGACTACACGGACATCGATGCACTCGATCAGAAGTTCAACGCCCTGACCGATCCGACCAGCGGCGAGCCGATTGCGATCAGTCCGGATGTTCTCTTGGTGCCAAAGGCCCTGCAGAATACCGCTTTCCGGATCGTGAACAGCACGCTGATTCGGCAGACCACAGGAAGCACGATCGATACCGAGACTCCAGGCAACAGCCTGAATCAGCCGGTCCGGGTCATCTCTGGCCAGTACGTGAAGCAGCGTACCTCCAGCGACACGACTTGGTTCTACGGCCAGCCGAAGAAGGCTTTCGCTTACATGGAAAACTGGCCTCTCCGATTGGAGCAGGCACCAGCCAACAGCGAAGCATCCTTCGAGCGGGACATCGTTGCCCGGTTCAAGGTTTCCGAGCGAGGCGCGGCGGCTGTGATGGATCGGCTCTACATGGCCAAGTCGACTTCCTGATCTTGCGTGTTTGAAAATGCAACGCATAAACTAGGGTGCATCTCTCAGGGGTGCATCCTAGTTCTATTTACGGAGCGAACATGGCAGAGACGAAGAAGGGGACGCTGGAGCAACTGGCCGACGTGGATCGGTTGCTAGCGGAGAAGAAAGCCGAACTCGCGAAGATCGAGGCGGACCTAGAAGCACGGAAGGCAGGCGGCTTGCCGTTGCTGCAGGATGGTGCGGTTCACAAAGGTGACGGCTACGTGTTCCGGGTTGGTCCGCGTGACGCCAAGCATCAAGCGACGGTTCCCGTTCGGGACATCGAAGCGTGCGACGAATCCGAGGCCAAAAGGTTCTTTTGTGCCACGACGCCTGACCCGACGCGACCCGGACGGCAGTTGGATCCCGTCCGATGTGAGTTGAAAGTTGAGATGATTAAGGGCATGGAGCAGCGGAAGCAGGTGTTGGCCGATCATCAACGGGCGGCGATGATCCGGACGAAGTGGCGAGCAACAGGGCAGGCGATGCCCGAGGAACTTGAATGGATGGAGAACAGGGGGCTGTCGGTCTACTAGGCCGTCGCTTACTCCCGGATTCGCGGTGCGTGCCGTGAAACAACCGCAGGGCCGGGCCGCCGTTCTCTCCTTCGGCGGTGCCGGTCCATTTTCTTTTTTGGGGGATAGTGATTATGCATCGTGTACGATTCGACGGCGGGATATCGGTGACGGTTGACGGTGCGACGGATGAGACGGAAGCGATCAGGCTTGCACGGTTGCGGGGTGTTCGCGGTGACGTGTCGGTGGTGGGTGTTGAACAGGTTTCGCGTGAAACGTTGCCCGAGCCGGTACAGGTTTCGCGTGAAACGTCTGAGGTGGTCGAGCCGGTCGAGCCAGTGCGGAAGCGACGGAGGAAGTAATGCCGAGCGCCTATATCGTTGGTTTGCAGACTCGCCGGGCAGCGATCGTAACCGAACTCTCGTTGCTGAATTCGACGAAGGCAGGAGGGAAGCCGAACATCGGATCGACCGACGGCGGAACGACCGTTGACCACGTGGGGTACAAGGATGGCCTATACCGCGAGTTGAAGATGATCGACGAGCTACTACGGAACGCAGCGGATACGGAAGCCGCGATCAATGCGGGCGATGGTGGCCCGTTCGAGATCCAAACGAACTTACTGCCGTGAGGATGCAATGAGCGCTTATCGGACGTTGATTGAGAAGCTACCAGATTGGGAAGAGATGACCG